TGTCTATTATCAATCGTATCATTTCTTTGTCATTATTTGTTGAAATCTGTTATCTATATTCTGCCTTACTGTTCTATAATAGAGGGTGTAAAATACCACCTCATAAGGCAACGCCTCTACCTGCTCATACCTCAATATATCCCCTTGTGCCAATGTGTCTATGATAGCCAAATCCTTGAAGGGTTGCAACTGCTCCACTCCTGCCTGTTGTAGTTGAGCTTCGTAAGGGCTTGGCTCTCCTTGTAGTGCTTTTTGCTCCTGCTCAAGCACTCGTTGTACTTCATTCGTTAGGTGTTTGATACAGGCATAGAAGCGATACACGTTCATTCTTGCTGGGTGCTTTATCTTATATACCACCCTGAAAGCCTCTACCACTTGAGGAAGCTCCCCACTGCTTAACAGGTCAATCACCGCTCGCACTTCTCCCCATTTTAGTTCTGTCAATCGCTCCACTCCATGCCTTTTCTTCCACCACCATAAGCCACAATAAAAGAAAGGCAAAGGCTTAACCACCTCCAATAATAGGGTAGTTTCCCTTTGCCTTTCGGCTGGCATGAGTAAATATTGTAATAATGTCATCTAAATATTGGTCTGAATGTCTTTTTAGGTTTCAAGTCAAAATACTCTCTCATCAGTAGCATGTCCCTATAGTCTGGGCTTCGTCCTATGTGCTGCTTCACTGTATCCTTGTTAATCACAGATAGCCGTTGCCCGTCCTTGTTGTCACTCTTTATCTGTTCCAACTCTTCTATAATACACTCCTTTGTCCTCTCTGACAACTCTGCACTAATGTAGATACCATTGTTATTGATTCGCTCAGCTAACTTGTACAAGCATTGCGTTTGCAGGTTCTTGTAACTGGTGGCTTGTCCATTCTCATCAAGAGGGGAGCTGTTGTTTTTAAAGCCAATGATACCTGTATTATCAACTACACCACCACCCACACCATCCTCATCAGCGATACAATTCCCCTTGGGTATGCTGTATTTCATTCTAAGAGTGTGTATAAGCCCTTGTACCTCTGTCATTGCTGATATATCCAATGTGTGTATCTCTATCAGCTCCCAGCCCCTCCACACACCTATAACACACAAGTCAGAGCCAAAGCGTGCAATATCCGCTGTCAGGTACATTTCCTTATCCGTGGGTATTTGGTCATTCTCAAATATAGCCAGTATCTTATCATAATCACAAAGAGCCGTCGGGTCATCATCATACTCCCATAGTCCGTGTAATAGTCGCTGCTTCTCTGCACCCCTCAAGGTACGCTCCAAGTTCTCAATATACGCCTTGGGTAACATCTTATTATCATACGGCAATGCTTGTATGAACGCTTTCCACCGCTCCAATGTACCTGCTTTGTAAGGTTGGTAAAACTCCTTGTACAGGAAATTCTTGGAGGGGTTAGCTGTGATAAGTAGTTTCCCTTTCAGATTGTACTCCTTGTTCTTCCAACGCCCAATAGAGATTTTTAAATTGGAGTAGCTGTCAAACTCAAACTCTCCTCCTTCCTCAATCCAACCCCTTGTCATCTGCATAGAACCAAAGCGCTGATATTGTGGGTCACTTGGTAAATATTTACAATCCAAAAGAAAAACCTTTGAGCCATTATACAGCTCAAAGTAATTATCCTGTCCATTGTATTTATATGCTCCTTGCGGCAAATTCCAAAGATTAAGTACCTCATGAATGCTCGGTATCGTAAATTTCCTTAAATCATTCAACTGCTTACGAGCAATAAAATAATGTGTCCCTGCATACATCAAAGCATCAGCCAATATGATAGAGCACCCGATAAAGGATTTTCCTCCCCCCTTAGCCCCTCCATATAATATCTCTTCTGTGTGTAAGTTATTCCACTCCCTCAAGCACTCATATTGCTTTCTATTTCCTTTCGGATTGATACTAATACTACTCATCAGGTGCACCCTCCCATACAATCTTAACCTCTGTAATGCTAAAATCTCCTTTTACCTCCTGCTTTATTGGAGCTTCCCAGCCCTCCATTTTAGCCAATTGAGCAGCCGCTGAGATACGCTCTCGGTAGGAGGGGAAAAACTTCTCTCCGTCAATCTCTCTACCCTTGCCCCTGACCACATCTGATAAGAACTTGAGGATGTCTATCTTTTGCATTACACCCTTTTTTCGTTCCTCTACCTCTGTGCTTATCACCTGCTTTGCCACCTCCTCATTAATTGATTTTTGCCACTCCTGTAGTTGTTTTTGTGCACCTTCCCAGTCTCTTGCAAACGTCCTTTCTGACTTGTGCCACTTACTGACATACAACTGACAAGCATCCCCATACGACAATAGAGGAGACTTTTTGAGTTCCTCTAATATCCATTGTTGTCTATGTCGTGGGGTGTTATTCATACTATAATACTTTTATAAAGTTTAAAAAAGGTCCTTTTACACAACTTGAAAGTTCGATGTAATAAATGTTTTCTTCAGGGAATGTGTGTATCGCAAAATGAGACTCTGATAAGAGGATCAACATTGTATATCCTTGTGGAGTAAATACTTTTTCTATTTCTCCGCAAATACCAAAACCGCAATTAGACAATTTCTCTTTGTACTCATCCATTAGTTCTTGGTTGCTTTTATTGTTCAATTCTTTCCAAAAGGAAATGTTATACATCGTCGCTTTCATAATCTTCTCTTACTTCTATTATTGGAAAATTCTTCTGAATGTTATTAGGATTGCCTTTGTAAAACACCAATACGTTTTCATGTGTCTTTACGACTTTTCTATTTCTCATGTTATTTCTCGCCCGAAGGACTGCACTCCCAATAGGTTGAACTAATATTAGTTCATTATACAAGTTCATTCCATTTCTAATAAATATCTTTTTTATGTCTCCTATAAAATCGTAATAATATCCTCTTTTATCACGAACATCACCAACTGTTATACAAGCAAACCTATCATCTTTTAAACATTTGATTGCATTTGAGAAAGCTGTATTAAGTATTGCTATGAAATCAGAATATTCTTTTTGATTACTTGCATCGTTTTCTAAGTCAGAATATATTTCTAAATTAAAATAAGGAGGGCAGCTAAATAATAAATCTTGTGATTTTTCTTCTATATGATTAAGTATATTTCTTCCGTCATCACAGATGTATTTTGCGGTCATTCCTTTTGTCCTTTCGTTGTTAAAATTCGCTTGTTCCTCTCTTAGTTCTATTCCTATAAATTGATTTCCTAAATAAGAGGAGACAAAACCGAATACAGTATCTCCCGCAAAACAATCAAATGTTTTACATTTAGGAAAGCCAAACCATTTGACAACTATTTCAGCCAAACACCCATCTAACAAAGACACTCCATTTTCTATGAAACTCTTACCGTACCTCTCTTGGTTAAAAGATTTAGCGTTTGCTCCCCCTTTACCATTGTTTTCTCTAGCTGTCCCATAGTCACCAATTATATCTTTCCAATATCTTTTTCGCTCTACCCAATAACCTTGTCTTGTGTCTAAAACAGAAAAAGGAGGTACTAAAAAATCTTTACTTAATTCTCGATGCACGTCTAATTCCTTATCTTTAGATACGCTTACTTCTGTTTCATTATATGTACATTCGTCCTCTTCTATCTCAATCCCCAGTTCCTCCAACTCGATACCATATTCCTCCGCTACTGCTTCCACCTCCTCAAGGTCAAGGTTGTAGTTCTGGTGTGCTGTAGTGTTTGCCAATATCTGTGCCTTGTAGTATGTATCTGTGTCATCTTCTATATCATTACGCACAATTACAAGATATTCGTTTTCTGCAAGTGTTATCTCCTTTGGTACTAATCCCTTTTCATCAAACTTTTCCTTGCGGGCATGTCCTGATATAATTGTGCCTTGTTTGGTTACTGATATACTCTCAATCACTCCCACTTCCTCTATA